GTTCACTTTCCGGCTGCTCGGTACCGCACCATTCGCCCTATTCACCGTTTCCGACAAACCGAGGTTTTTTATAAACTCACTTTTATTAGGGATGTCGGCCCCGTTTTGGGATTTTGACAGGCGAGTGTTGGCGTTGTTGTTAACGTCTGTAATCAACTTCTGAGTGGCTGCAAGTGTATTGCTACTACCTGTTACATCTGTAAGCTGAACGATGCCTTTTTGGGTTAGTGAAGCGTCGTGAACTTCTACCGCGCTGCTGTCAATTAATTTTTTGATAGCAGCAAAAAGCTGACTGTCATTTTTACTATCGAGTTTTAAGCCCGAACCCAGCACAGCGTTAATTAATTCACGCTGAACGGTATTAAACCATCCGGCATCTAATAATGTCGGCGCAATACCAGCCGCGACATTACCGTTTGTAAACTCACCGTTCTTGTCAGCGGTATTTGTAATATCACCGATTTTTTGCATAGCAAAACCTCACTCATTAAAGGTGATTAGAGAAAGAATAAATAAAGGGTTATTTAGTTGCTGTAACCGAACTGTAAAATTGTATGAGATGGACAAAGACGATTAAATTGACACTCTAACCGCTTATTACCCCATGAACGCAGTGGATCGCCGCAATAACTTCCACCCGCTACAGCGTAAAAAATAGTTGTTTTGGGTGCGTTAATTCGCCATGTAAACGGCCAATCTTCACCGTTTAAGGCTTCCCCGCAGCGAGACTGTCCCGCCCGTGCTTGTCGATATTCAGTGATCGTGATGGTATAACTCATTGTTGCCGCAAGATCAATAAAGAAGCCTTTTGACTGGCCGTTAGATTGTAGCAATCGGGAAACAACGGCTTTTTGTCTGAGTGCGATACTATCAATTTCACCGATACCGCAATCATCTGGCAAACCTAGCGATTTCTCCCATTCAGGCAGCATGATAGTAGCTGTGGCCGGAAATGCCCCTTCAATTAACCCCCATGCGTCCCGATCGCTTCGGTAATATGAGCGTGCAATCGCTCTTGTTATTGCGTTCATAACTGATGAGGGCTGACGAGTCCACGCCAAACCGGATGGCAATAGCCCGTTTAACGCTGATGTATAGTCTTTTACACTATAGCGACTCATGTATAGATAACCTCCCCGCGTAACGGTAGTTCCCCTATCCCTAATTTAATGTTGCTTGTCGGATTCGTAATGACAAATCCCGCCGTTCCCGGCACGTCAGCAATGGCATATTGCAGTTCGGAAATAAGAACTCTCCCAGTCCCGTCCGGGTTCCCGCTTTCAAAAAATACATTATCAATAGCTTCGGCAATGGCACTTGTCACATCACGACTAACATAAGATATTCCGTTGATTGTAATATCTATTTTTCTTGCGATAGGAGAACAAACCCACACTAAAGCAGTGACTGGCTGCAATGGGTAAATATAATCTGCAACTCTTGCTTGATCTCCTGCTGCTGCTGTCCCGTATTTTTCTTCTTTAGAAAAACCATCAGTACCGGCTGGGAAACCGCCCTTACCATTGTTATCACACATAATGTAGATACCAACTGTCCCTGCGCCCATTGCTCTTCTTCGTATCCAAGTACGTGTGACACCGGGTACAGATAGCGCCCAAATCTTATAGTCATCATCAGAACCGCCAGAAGTTAAACCCTGATAAGCTAGTAATATGCGAGAACGAAAATTATCTTCATTTTCAATATCAGCCCCGCCAATTATGGGCGTTATTGCTTTTCCCTGAACATCAACCCCGGCAATACTTTGATCAAGCGTTAACTCTGTTCCTGCGTCAGCATTACCCGCACTTCCCCCGCCTGTTGCGTCATCTAAAATATCGGGCAGAATTGCGGTTATTAATGCATTAGCAGTGCCATCTTGCGATATGCGAACATCATAAAGAGTTTTGTATTGATAACCATCACCACGATTTAATATCGTTCCGGCTGGAATAATTGCGCCTTCCGTGCCTGTAAACTGGTAATCGTTGCAAATAGCAGCATTAGCGGGCTTACGAAAGACTTTTTTCATTGCTCCCCAGCCTGCAAGATGTTCATCAGTCGCAGTAAAGGGGGTTGTTTGCAGCGCGATATAGTCAAGATAGCTGTAATGAAGATGAGCCATACCAGCGTCCATATCAGCAAGAACGCCCATGTTAGAAAATCGCAGCAATGTACCTACATCGTTGAGTTCAGACTGTAAAAAGCTGCGGTTCTGCTCCCGTAGCTCAGATAGTGTTTGTCGTTTAAATGGCATTGTGTTGTTCCCATACCCAGAAAAATCTTAAGTCTTCCGCTTCCCTGCCAGGTCGATGATAACGAATGACCATATTTAATCGATTTGGATAAACGATTTGAGTATTGATATTTACAGAAGCTACAACGCCATCGTCTAACATCCACTGTAGCGCCTCACGCGCGTAATCTTCTGCCTTAAGCGCTACTGCGGTAGTCAGTTTTTGACGTCGAATTAGCCATAATCTTGACCCAATCTGGTAATCCGAACCTACATCACCCCACCAGCCCTTTCTATCAACGCCATCAATTTCATCATCACTACGAGCCTGACGGTCCGTAAACAAGCTGATTATTATTGCGGTTTGCAAGTCATTGCCCGTAACAAGATCCCCGTTCCCAGATAACCAGTCAGCATGAATTTTATTCACATCCCAATAAGAAGTAATATCACTCATTTCACTGGCTCCCCGGTTTGTTGACTTGTTACTGTTGACCCGCCAGATTCCACACCGGACACTTTATGCGTATGCTTATTGTAGGACTCACGTAACTGTTTCATTGTTGAAGCATTGCCATTGCAGTTATCAACAATGTCACCCGTCACTTTTAGAATTGGCGTGTTACAAAGTACAGATTCGCTAGCATTAATTGTTACCTGTGTTGCATTATTCACAGTAACGGGCTGGCCCTTGGCTTCAATAGTGATCCCGGATTCCGTTAACAAGATATGTAAGCCCCACTGGTTATAGAGCACGGTTTCACCAGGATTTAAATTCTTATGCCGATATTTTTTATTGTTGCTGGCAATCACGACAGCGCTGGAACGGTCTCCCCCCAAGTAACCAATCACAACGTCTGTCCCGGCTGGCAATGCAGAAGAGAAGCCAAATTCAGCCATACGAGCGGTGTTATCCCGAACTTCAATTGGCGTCTGGTACTGAACAACTTGAATGTTTCCGCTATCACGTGAAGTCTTAATTTTGCCAAGCCCCAACATCATTTCTACCCGGCGAGATAACTTTCTGATTGCATCATTCATCATCTGATCGTCTCTCTCAAAATTGCGTAAAACTCATACGGTTGAACACTAAAGGCAGCTGGCGGCATTAAAACTAATTGCGCTTGTGTACCATTGTCGCCATTTCGGGTATATGTCACTTCCGACAACAGCCATTGTTCGTTTTCAAGACCAAAAATAGGCATATGGATAGGGATCAGCGTGTTGGGTTGCCACAACTTGCCACTACTATCTCGCCAGCTATCAACCGTCACTTTCAGTACTTTTGAGCGTCCGTAGCGGCGGTTCATTTCCCAGTCAATCGATTCTTGTGCCCGCTTTGCTGATATGAGCGTACTTTCTATGATGGTGACATAGTTCCGATAGCGCATTTTCTTAGCTTCAGGATCACTAGCCGTTGCTAACGTGACGACATCATAACCGCTATCATTACTTGTCTCATTGAGTCCGCTTATAGCAAATGAAAGGCCGGTATACTCAGAAAACCGCTCATTCATTGAGCTATTGTAATCTGATGTTTCGACGTTCTTCCCTTGCTCTATTCCACTAGCGGCTAGCTCTGTGCCTACACGCGTCATAATTAAATTACCGTCCGGTAAATCGTAGTAAAGAAGAGCAGCAAAGCGGGTAACCCGGTCAATCACTTCTTGTGAAGATTCGCCCCAATTAAGCGTAAATTGAGGAACGGTTGGCATATCTTCTACATCAGATGTGACCTCAATGTCATACCATTGCGCGAGTTTTTGAGCAATCTGTAGCGGGGTGGCTTGACTGATAACGTTATTGGGCCACTTCGCTGAACAGTCAACTAAGTCTTGGCATTTACCCCGGCCAGACACTTTTATTTCGTGTTTGTTCTTTGAAACTGATGGGTTCCAGCTATCGATATAGCCCGTGACTACTCGATCATCACCCAAAAATACTTCGCATTTTTCACCGGGTTCTACAAGTTGCTTCTCATCATTGCCGGGGTAATAATCCATTAACATCAAATCGAAATCTGATGGCAACCGCTCAATACCCCGCGTCACCCGCACACTATCCCACCCAAAAATCCTTCGCCCACCGATCACTAATGACAACTCATCACTTTTCATTGTTTCAGCGCCTTAAATCTGACGGGCATAAATGCCGGGTGAATGGGTGAAACTGCCTGCAAAAGCTCATCACTACGTTCCGCATCTTGATAAATGCGATTAGCAATATTCAGCGCGGGTAATACAGAGGGTAAATTAAACTGTGTTAATCTCCCCTTGGCATCTTTCAGTGAGAAACTTTCAACAAATTCATAACGTAGCTGAACGAGAGCCTGAAAAACATCATCAGCCGCTAAATCACCGGCTTTGATAATTGCGTTATCAAGAGATTCACAAACACGACGCTGAATTGTTGCGGCTTCGTCACGATTGGCGGGAATGAGTTCACTGGCTGTTTTTGCCATTGCGCCGGCAGAAAGAACGACGATCAATAATGTCGTGGCTTCAGCTACATTCTTATCTACACTGCTTTGCTGATATTGCGTATTTTTAAAGCTGGCAAGATTTTCAAATACCCGTACTTTCTCCGTCGTACTGCCTGTTGTATTAATGATTACATTAATAACTAATTGCACTCCACCCGCCACCCCCTCAATCGAGTTAGCATTGTTGAGTTGTGATAGGGCTTTTGATATTGCTTCTCGTCCCATGACCGCCCCGGCCATTTTCTCATTAACGACATTTTTATAATTTTCACTGTCATTATTACGCAGTACAACACCCGTTGCGCCGGATACAGAACCGCCGATTTTCCCGCGACTGTAACGTCCGTAGCGTTTACTACCAAATGTCGAATTCAACATGTCACTAAGATTTGTCACTTCATCAATTGACGATTGCACCATCTTTTCCCAAAAATTAATGGTCTGCTTGATGGTTTTGACAGCTTGGGTGACAGTGCGGATCTCGCCTTTTACCATTGAAACAAATTTAGCGACTGTCGTCGTGGCCGTTCTGAGCCAATTTGTATTTACTTTGCTGTCTGCCGCCGTGCTATTTGTGATAGCAAAGACCTTGAGACCGGATTCAATAACAGTCAAAGTGAACTCAAATACCCGGCCATTATCAGCGCTTTCATTTACACGCAGGCCCGACTCAGTGACACTAACTGTCAGTTCTCCAAGCGTGGGGTGTATCAGCGTACCACTAACGCCCTCTTCACACGCTGCAACCAAATTATTACGCTGAGTTATAACATCCGGCGCTGAATAAACTTTGCTATCTTGAATGATGAAACCGCGAAGGGTGATTTTTCGACTACTGCGCCCTAAGTCTTCAATCCAGGCTGTATCACGGTACGGATATTCATGTACAGCCTGACGCCTACCGAAAACGCTTTCACCCGATACTATGGCAAATGGCACACCGCGGAATGAAGCCGGGTGTAAATGTTCTGACCATTTCCACTCTTGATCTTTACCCAAAAATGATGAAATGGCGTCTTTGATAAATGGCATATCACCACCTTGTGGTTATTTCCAGATGTAAAAAAACCGCAATTAAGCGGCTAGGATTGGTAGGATAAAACTTAGATTTACTTATTCCGATGAGTTTTCAGCGTGCACTTGTTCGGCGCTAATCATGCCCTTGCATAATGAATGAAACTCTTTGGTACTGATACCAGCTTGTTTCGCCATTGATTTTATCAAGTCTCTGGAAAACGGCGCGTGGTGTTTATCGACAGTGACTAGCCATTTTCCACCCTCAGTTTTCTTGATCCATTGTTCATGAGAAGTCCCCTTCTTGGGTTTCATCTCAAAACCAAGAGCAGTAAGTCCTTTAATGACTTCGGCGTATTTCAACGGCGTTAATTTCTTAAAAAACATAGCGCTACCATACATCAAGCAGGTTCGCACTGTTCATTAAAAACTTTAGCCATGCCACTGTCTTTTCTGTTCATGAAAATTCGAAAGGCAATTCGCCAATATTTAAACCACATAGATAGCGGTGCTTTTCGGCTTAACATTTGTTTGGAGTACTGAGGTTCTGATTTCACCTCACTGAGGTAATCTTCAATCTGGGCTTCGAGTTTATTTACTGCTTCATCTATATTGTCACCCTGCGCAGCCAAAGAAAGATCCAAACAGGCAGCTATATACATCCCATCTTGACGATAAGCCATGCAACGTAATCTCATTTCTCTTCTCCTCTGTATCGGGCAACTAGATCTATACAGACCGTATATAAGTAAGTGTAATACGTTTAGCATTAACTAAGCAAATCCATTTCCCAGAAAAGCAAGCTCGAAATTAGACGAAAAGTGAGGAACGAAAAACGAAGAAGATGTAACCTCATTATAAATAAACACTTTAAGTACAATGCTTATTATGATGAAGCCAAGTTGTAAAAAACATTATACATCATAGTGTTACAGCCAAAGCCAAGGCTGGCTTACAAAAAAACCGCAATTAAGTGGCGTAATAATGTTAACCATTGATCATTAATTGTGCTTCATTCAAAGTAATGAATAATTTATTAACGGAGTGAAACCGATGAAATATTTAAAAAGTTTTGCGGCATTAGTATTATCAATACCTATGATGGCGTTTTCTGCATCTCCTATTGTTTGTGAAAATGAATCCCCAGGTAACACCATTACATCTATCTGGCCTTCAATTTATTTATCAGACCCGAATACTCTTTGCTTTGATGTCAAAGGGTGGCCAGAATTTTCCGGTACAAATTGCGTTAAAAACGGTAAAAACGCGAAATGGACTGGCCTTGTCATTGTTTGGGAAGATGGGGAACCACAAGGTCGGGATTCAACCCATTTCCGTGTAGTTAATCCCGTAGTCACAGATGAACAAATACAATATCGCATAGAGTGGTCTCGTGGGGGCGAGTGGCGCACTATGCAGAACGTAGCCATCAACCGACTTACTGGTGACGCCGTGAGCTACTTTGTCAATGAGCATGGTGGAGAAAGCTACCAGTGCAGGGTTGCGAAAAAAGCAATTTAATCAAACAGGCATGGATTTTATTTATCTTCAGCAACCAATAAACCTAACTCTTGAAATAATCAACCGACTAGATCGTTTAGAGAAGCTGATAGAGTCCCAAAAATAACAGATAAAATAACCCTGCTACGATGGCGGGGCTAGCTATATCAATAAAGATGGAATTCGCAAATTTTTTTAAACTCCTTTGCCTGTTCCTCTGTCAAATGAGTCTTTATGTCAGCAACCATTGATGCCACCTTGCGTTCCGCAGAATTTCCATCCCCTCCCTTGCACTCCACCTCATCAATGTACGATAAGCACAAAGCACAAAAATCAACCACCTGTTGTTTCCGAATGTTGGAATCCTCATCTACAAAATCACAGTGATGATAGTTTTCAGCTCTCTTCAAATATTCTGAATTTATCACGAGTGTACGCGCAAGGGCCTTAGCCGAACTAGTAGCTCGAATATCACTACCACAATGTTTACATTTGATAGCATCTTTATTAATGAACTCAGCACAATAAGAGCACTTTACATCATCTGATGATCTACCGAATAAAATCATCATTAATCCACAGAATGTAACAAACGCGCCGAAAAAAACGTGATTATGTTTGGTGGCAATAGTTCCAATATCCTGAGTGTAATCACGACCATATGGCAATATTGTGGTATCAATATTAAAAGCTATAAGAAGCCATATCAAACCAAGAATCAACAGAAAATAGCCAAACCCTTTCATTGCTAACCTCTTTATTTAATTAAACTGACTAAGCATTAATCAAGTTCATCATAAATTCAAGGATATTGCATAGAGGTTGTTACTCTACCCCCAGTTTTTGCATTAAATTGCTGCCGTTCTCCAGTCTTGTTGCTGACAATCGTGATTTCTACCTGGAGTTTGTTTTCACCAATCGCTGATTGAATGGCGTCGGATATATTCTGAGCAATCTCGCTATTATCTGCTTGATTTGCAAAGATAGATGATGGCCTTTTATCCGATTCAGGCGGTACGGGTTGATTCACCATGCGTTGTTGACCTAGATAATATTTGTCACGCAAACCCTGCCATTTTGGGTCAAAGATAGCGGCAGTTATTGCGTCTGTGATCTCTTTTTGACTAAACGGCTGTTGACCATGATTTTCTTGTTTAATCATGGCTACCATTAGATTTTCAAGTACTTTCGGGTCGTGCATATCTAGCTGTTGATTGGGAAGAAAACCTGTCTCGTTTGACACGAAATTAATATATTCCTGAGTATTATTTCTATCTACACCTCCGGCCGGTGCATAAGTACTGATTGTGTTATCAACAGTGTTCTTCCCTCTGTCGCCGTAAAGCATTAGTTGACGAGCTAATGCAGAGAGGCCATCATGATTATTACCAAACTTAACAAATGTTCCATTTTTCCCTTGTACATATCCTATTCCATTAGGTGCGTCGCGTACATTTCCCGGATTTTTAATTCTCAAGCCAAACGAATCTTTTTTAATCTTGGGCTTGTTTTTAAGTTTAGGATATTGAATACCAAGAGTAGGAATATTTGGAGCTTTGTAGCCTTCACGTTTACGTTTTTCAGCTTCCCATGCCGCACCATAGCGATCATTGATTTTTTTCTCTAAGTCATCGTTTGTAGAACCCCAACTCAAAAGAAAATCTTCGTAATAAGACAAGCTTTTTCTGAAAACCTTATCTCTTAATGCCTGTTTGCGCAGGTCCTCTTTTTTGTTTCCGTGGTAAATTTCATTATTAATATTATTTTTATGATTTAATTTATCTTTGTATGCTTTTTCTTTATCTTCATAAGAAAATCCCCCATCTGATACAAAGCGCCCAATGGCAGCGAAATCATCAATTTTTCTTTTAACTATTCTACCAGCAAGATCACCGATAATATCAGTCTCTGATAATGCTAATTTAGCAAAAACAATGCTTAACCGTGTTTTTGTGCCCTCATACCACGAATTTAGATTATTATACCTGTCGTTGAATTCGTTTAATTTATCATTATCAGCTTGTGATCTGGTGTGACCCTGCCAATCTGAACCGGCCAGCAGTTTTTGATATTTTTCAGGTCCTTTACGTGCCAACGCTAATCCGTGTTCATCTAAGCCAATTTTTTCAGCAATGGTATTTTGAACATCGGACGGGTATTTCTGCATAGCCTTAACGACTTCTGGAAAAGTCTTGTATGCATCAATCGTTCCGTGCTCATTTTCATAGAGAGGAACCCCCATACTGGTTAATTGCGCTCTGGCTTCGTCCCGTCTTCCTTGTAAAGGATGATTTAAAATTCCATAAAAGCTTTCCACTGATTTTTTAGCGTCATCAGCATTAACACCAATTTGTATCAACGCACCTTGCAAGCGTGTGAAATCCGGAACACTCATTGCTGAGTTTTTAGCGGACACATCCAATTCATAGGCTTCCTTTCCCATATTTACTAAGTTTTCAAATGCTTTTGATGCTCCATAAGCCGCTACCCCAACCCCGCCCAATTTTGTTGCTATTCCACCATATTTTGTCGCCAGTTCACCGAAATTCTTAAGCGGGGGCACCATGTCGCCCAGGTATTGCACATTATCTTTGGCATAACGTGACATGTTGCGCAACTTTATGCCAAGGGTATCTACTCCTTCTGTGGATTTAGAACCGCCAAATTTCAACCATTCTTGAGTTTTTGCCAAATTGGGATTGAGTCCATTCAACTTTGCATTAATTTCATCGATAACTTTCGTGACATTTTCGTCAGCATTTAACTCAAAATCGAAAGCGTTAGCCATTGGTTCGTTCCTTACTTATCCGGTTAGCTTGTTCAACCCACCATTCAAGCCGTGATCGGGTTAAGAGCCACGTATCACGCGGCCCCCACTTGTAATAAAATGTGACATCAGCGGCTAATTGCTGCCAGATTTGGAGTTCTCCGAGTCCAAAAAACTTTCAATAAACTCCTGACACTGATGGAAGTCACTGATTGCCATTTTTTTCAGTACAGATTCGGGAATTTCTGAAACCAGAGAAATTAATAACCGAGTTGCCGCTAGCGGATTTGCTTTTTTGCTCGCCTCATAAAACTGTTCAACCTGGATCAATACGGGTTCTTTCAAATCAATCTGCTCGTAGCGGACTTTGCCGTCATTGCTCTCAATCGGCGTGCTTAATACGATAGTTTTAGTTTTTTCTAACATGTTGATTCTCCAAATTAATTTTCAGTAACCGAAGTGCCTTCCCAGCGTACTTCAAAAGTCGCATCTTCGCTTGCTACTTCCTGCGTGTTAACCGTCCACATGCCTTCACCAATGATCGTCTTACCGTTTGCCAGTTCAGCAACGATAGTGACATTCGTCTGGTCATTGAAATCAGCAACGGTTGTCCCGCCACTGTCACGCACTTTGCATGAGATGAAGCCCGCTTGCGGCTTCTCTTTATAGCCGTGTACGTAGTCCATACCCGTGAGGGTTTCGCGGGTGACCGTTGAAGGGCTCCAGGTGAAATCCCCCGCGACCATTATTCGGATGCCATCGACGGTGACATAAGCGGTACCCGCCAGCCTGTTTGATGTATTACCCATGTTTACCTCTTAAGCTGCCGGTTGTAAGCGGAACTGATTAAGTAGCGCGAAAACACGCAACTGATTGATGAGTGTGCCGGTCCACAGAACATCGATTCTGTTCGGATTTTGCGGATTAATATCAACAATCAGCCCACTTGCGAAGCCTTTCGAATCTTGCACGTAGCCGTTGTATTCCAAAGTACGATACTGCGCGATAAGTTCGGCGCGGATGACGTTGGGGGTTACAATTGCCGAGCCGGGCGCATACCGGGTAGCGTCTTTCACTAACTTCATGCGTGCAAACTTACTCGTGATTTGAGTGCGAATATAACGTGTGACGTACATCAGCAAGTACAGGGTTTCCACTTCCAAATAGCTGTCATCGTTATCACCAAAACTATTCTTTTGATAAGTCGTGATGATATTTTCAACCTGAATTGTGCCGTCATCAGCAACAGTAAAAGTTGAAATCCCGCTGTGTAGCAGATTGTTACGTTCGATTAAGTCAAGCTGGTCCTCCGATGCCGGAGCCAGAACGCCACTAATCGGTAATGTCTGCACTGGCCTGCCGGGGTCATTGCGCAAACTGGGTGCAATCGCCCCCGTCAATGCAGCGGCCCACACATAATTTGGTGTCGGAGATTTGGTTACACCGAGCAATGTTTCATGCTGATAGTTACGCTGTTCGCCGAAACTAGCCAACTCGCCGTATGCCCCATTGACTGCGCTAAATGCGTGCCCGTAAAGCTGCTGTTCCCACGACCATCTACCGACTGTATCAGACAGAAATGCTTTCACATCATCTAATGACGCCGTATCAGTGTACGGGTTGGCAATGAAATCAAAGGAACGGTCTTTGAGATTACCTAATGCGTTTTTAAGCTCAGGCGCACCCGCCCCACCGGCCATCTGAGTTATTTTCAAAGCCATGCCCGCGGGGGTAAATTCTCCCCCGGACTGTCCCCGGTAGTTCAGACGCAAATCAATACTGTTACCGGCAGCGCCTTTGTTTTTAGCCGTCAAAGTCACCGTATCAGCGGAGTCAAACGCAACGGTAGCCGTGACCGGCAAAGTCACTTTTTTGTTAATTGCGTCTGACAATGCAGTAGCCACTTGCTCGGCTTTATCCGTCGCTACAGTCGTGATCTGCACACGCTGCCCGCCGATATACAGTGAGATAACCCCGGTGTCCGTCGCTGGAGTTGATACTTTTACACCGCCTTTGGCCGCGACCATACTGTCAGCATCACTTAAGGGAAGAACCCAGATTTCAGCTGCCTGATCATTGGCGAAATAAGCTTCGGTCATGCCGTGCAGCATTGAACCATTGCCATATAAATTAGCAGCTTGAGCAGCGGAAGAGATACGCTCAGGGATATCGGGTTTTGCTGTAGATGTACTCAGCACCTGACCGATGATCAGTGTGCGCTGTGTCGCAATTGCGCTGTTTGCCATTGAGTTATCGAACTCGACGTAAAACAGCGGTGCACGAATATTGTTAGGTACACGTGAAAAGGGTACGGTCATTATTCATTCTCCTTGACTGCCTTTTTAACTGCTTTTTCAGGCTGACATATTTCAACGTCACCGTCTTTTATGCGACGATGCCAAAACAGACTGTCTTGTACTTCTGTACAACCTTCGGGCAAATGAGTGCCCTTAACCGGGTCGCGTACACTGCGCCCGGCAACGGGTTTTACAAACATGGATTACTCCTGAAAATCGATTCTGAAATGAGGTTCGGGGGTGCCGTCAGGCATAGCGATTGTGACGTCGATTTCGTCCAGTTCTGCCGCTTCGATTTCGTAGAAATCTTCCGGGCCCTGGTAATACTCAATATCAAGTTCCATTAGCAACTGAGCGGTATGTCCCTCACCACTGGCATCAATACCAATCGTTGAACGAACCTGGGCAAACTGCTGAGTCTGACGAGTGAGTTCATAACTGTTAATTACCGCACGCTCTATCTGCTCGCGTAACCGCTCAAGGGATTCCTCAGCTTTAACTGCCCCATCGTCTTCCGCTTCGCTATCAAGTTCTTGCAATCGACCCGTGACACGGACTGTTGTGACAGTGTTAAACTGGGGCGCGTTACGGCCCAGTGACTGCTTAACGTCGATCGGCGTCTGGACAAGAATGATCGGGTACATATCTTCTGTTGTTGACCAGTCGCGGGGAGAATAAACCCGCGCTTCTGCATCGGTCTTATGTTTGAGCGCATCAATGACTAACGCCCTGATACCTGCCGCATTCATGATTTCACCCTGTTAAGTATTAATTTTGTCCCGCCGTGGCTATCGGGCTGAGTATCTGCCACGGCAAACAAGGTATTAACCTGAGCACCGCCAACTATGCCAACAAATACCCGATCTCCTTTTTTCGGCGGTGCCTGAAACTCAATGTCGCGCACACCCAAGACCGGGGATGTTGTATTGATGGTGCTGCCGTCATCCAGTGATTCGACTGTTTGAGTATACGCCCGGTCGAATATGCCGTTGATCGTGTAACGAGCGCCACTTGCGGGGCGGTATTCAACCATATCACCAAACACGTTGTGTAGCGGTTCAAGTAAATGCTGGTCCCAATTTATTCCCATCATCAAGCCTCGTGACTGATTTTAACGCCGTCATTGACTGTCACTGTGGGGCCATGTTGAATCAGAGCTTGTTGCCTCAGCTTGTTAACATCAGCAACAACCCCTAGTTCAATCAAGCGTTCGGCATCTTCAAGACTGAGAATGAGTTGCTCGAACTGAGAATATTGTTTGCCATTGTGATGAACTGTTTGGCCTTTCAGCACAACAAAGGCAATCAGGTCATCCGGAATGTCCTGTTCTGGCAGGGTATCCTGATTTTCTTCTTCAGCTACCGGTGGCGTTTTTTGCTCCTGACCGTCAACCATTAGTTCGGGCGGCAAACCGCCCAGTTCATTTTCATCCTGCGTCTGTTTATTCTTCGCCATATCACACCACCGTCGCACACAGTGCCGCATTTACACGGCTTGGAATGACCAGCGGGGCCGATTGCATCATGAGATAACGCTGCGCCGGATCTTCTGTCATCCAACTTTTGGGTGCAAAAGCCAACGCACCATAGGTGAAAGCAGGATCAAGAATAATACCAAACGCACGAGTCCCCATCAGGTCAGCACCAGTCATTATGACTGTACCATCCGGCAACATCGGTTTTTCAACACCATCAACCGGATCAATAAACCAGTCGTTGTACAACCATAAATCAAAGTTGCCCCACCGCCCCTTGTAGACTGCGCCTTTTTCAATTCGTGGCCCGATATCAACCTGATTGCCGTATGGGTTCAATGCCGGGAATGTGATGGCGTTGTCTTTGATGCTGGTATCAAGACGGAACGCTTTCCAAGATGAAGCCGTAAAGACTAAATCAGTCGGTACAGCCCCAGACTCTTTCAGAATCAACGTTTGCCATTTCTCAATATCATCAGACGGCTGCGTGTTTGTTGTGCCAGCAGCGACTTTCATCGGCCACTTATCTGAGCCACTTAACGTGATAGTCAGATCACTTGAACGCCCGAAATCAATCACGGTAGTCGGAAAGCCATCACCGACTACCGTGATTTGTGATTTGACCAGTGCATTTGCCGCCATCCATTCTAAACGCCGGTTTAGCATGTCAATCTGGTCAGTCATTTCGAATTGCAGATTCAGCATTTCGCGTTCTGCTGCTGTGTACTCGCCACCGATACGCTCACCAATCTGGCGACGAATCGGTTTACGTAAATCTGGCGCGCGCTTATCTTTAATATACGCAGGCTTGAATGTGTTGGTCTGATATTTACGGCTTTCGACTAACTTCCCTTCAACCAGTGGCGACACAAATGGCGCCATCCGGCGTTTACCGATATCGACATCAATAGAAACTTCTTCGGTTTCATAAGTCACAATATTCGGAAAAAACCGGTCCAACAGCCAGTTCTGACTGGTTATCAAGTTCGGAACTAATTGTACTAACACATTGGTATCGTAAATATTCATGCAATATCTCTATGCAATGCTGGCAGCCAAAGCCACCAGTCAAATTTAAAACGAGCGCATCCCTGCCGGATTAATGGCATCAAGCGCAGTTAAGTTAAGGAATTAAGCGACGGGTGCTTGAATGCTATCGCGTATAAAGATAGCTGAAGGACGAAGCGCGGTTTTCAGATCTTCCAGTGTCCAGCTTGCATCAAATATTAAGCGATTTTGATTAAACTCACCCAGCAAATAAACACCGCATGATTTTGATTCTGTTGTTGTATCCACATCATCAGCGAGAATGGCGATAGGTTTCTCTCTACCGTCTGTGCCGGTCTTAACGCTCAAAACATACTCTTTTAATTCAGTGATAAGCCCTAACACCGTACCCCGTTTCAATAATCCTACTTTTGCAATAGTTACTGTATCTGTAACAAGTTGAAGCGGTCCAGACACTAACTGATCGGGAACAAACATTGTTGATGTCATGCCCGGTGCAAATGGGTTTTGTCCAATCTGTTCCATTATTTCTTACCTTTTGCTGAGTTATAAAGACTAGTCGCATTAGCCACAAGTGCCTCAACAGAGCCGCTAGCGGGTTGTCGGGCATCAGGGCCGAGGCGCACTTGCTGTGCCTGTTGCATGCGCTCATCTAATGAAGCGCGGCGCGGGGCTGAAACACTCCCCATTGCGGCCAAAGTGCTAATCGCTTCGCGTGCAGACATGCGAGTATTGAACGCTAAATGCGCTGCCATGTCGGGGCGATTTGCTGCGTGTTTACTGCCGAAAATAGCTGCACAACGTTTCCGTTCGGCGCGGCGACCCTCTTTTTTATCGTCATCCTCTTCCGCATCGGCATCATCCTCTTCCGCCCGGCGAGACTTAGCCTTTTTGCTTTTCTTAGATGAGGTGTCTTTGTCATCATCATCTTCCTCAGCGTCAGTATCATCGTTATCCTCATCAGCCTGGGTATCGTCATCCTCTTCTTCGGCGTCTTCCTCGTCGCGGTCCTCTTCTTCGGCACGACGGGATTTCGCTTTTTTGCTTTTTTCTTTGTCGTCATCTTCTTCTGACGCTGATTTTTTGAGACCCAGCAAGTGGGCGAATTTCAAACTAGCCATCTATTAAGCTCCTGATTCACTCAGTAATTTTCGGAATGCCGCATCGGGCGTGATAACCTCGTCAGCTAATCCCAGACCAACACCCTCAACAGCCAAAAAACATGCCGCTTGAGTGTCACGAATCGTTTTTTCAGAAATGCCCCGGTTCCGGGCAACCGTACTCACAAACAGTTTTCCCATCACGTCTACGTCATCCTGTATTGCACCGCGGGCCTGTTCAGTTAACGGCACATACGGATTACTTTCAGCTTTGCGGTCTCCATAAGTAATTATTGTCACTTGCAGACCATCTTCTTTAATCCGTTGCGACCAATCGCAGTGAATGACAATCACCCCGATTGAACCGACCCCGCCAGTCCGGGGAACATGGATTTTGTCAGCGGCACTTGCTAACGCATAAGCAGCAGAGTAAGCGTTTTCGGATAAAATAGCGTGAATCGGCTTTGTTCCGCGTGCTGAATAAATCTCATCCACTAAGTCAAAGCACCCGGCCACTTCTCCGCCCGGTGAGTCGATATCTAAACAGATGCCATTAACTTCAGGATCATAAAGCGCAGTAAGAAAGGATTGCCTGATACCGTCATAACCCGTCATGCCGCTATAAGGACGTAGCGAACCCAATTTTTGTACCAGCGTTCCTTGAATCGGTATCACGGCAATGCCTTCAACAACGTCATAACCGGCATCGTTTTTAGGACGTGAAAAACTGCCGTCATCGTCCCAATCTGACATGGCATTAATCCGCGTGATGCCGAACCGGTCAGTCAGTGCGGCCATCACGACTTCAGCTTTGCGCGGATGTAATGCCAGCGGGGTGTTAAATAGCCGTTGCGCTAAATGTGGTAAATTCATTACTCCACCTTGGGATCTTGAATAGTTTTATCAGCGGGAACATCCAATTGCGCCCAACTCGGCGGAGTCAAACCCCGTTCTTTAAACGCATCGAGTTCACGCTTACGCTGATCGAGCATCTCTTCCCAGTCTTCACCCGCGTTCTCTGCTGCCTCCATCTCAAGAGTAGAAAGCCCGGCATCCATCCCAAGAATTGCACCTTTCTTCTCCGCAACAGGATCTACCCAACCCCGGCCCGGCCCCATCCATTGCGCACGACAATAGGCTGCCCGCGCTTCCAGAAAATCTGGTGCACCGGTTGGCAACGGTAAATCTTCTATGTCATGAATTTCTTCAATAAACGCCGTTAAGATGGGTTGAGCAAAGCCGATTGAAAAATCAGCGCGACGCCGAGTTAAGGTTTTCCACGCTTCTAGCATAGCGGAACGTGCCGAACTGTAGTTCACATCAGACCAGTCTTGCGTAACTTGCTGAGTAGACAAACCTGTTGCCGCCGCGATGTTGCGCAGTGCCGCACTTTCAAAGCCTTCAAAGTTGCTGTGTGGCCGTGCAGCGTTCACTGTTGTTATCTTCTCGCCAGGATACATAATTGGGATACGCGCCCCATTCTGCAAAGACATCCGGCGATCATTGTGAAACTCGACGCGTCCCTGTTGATATGCGCCTAGATTTTCATCTTCACTTTCGCCTAATGCCGCCTCAACTAACGCAGGGTCATACGGTGACTCAATATAAGCGCCGAAAATCGCATTTAGAATAGCGGCTTCAAGCTCTGACTGGTCATATTTAATCAGCATCTTCAGGCGCTGAACAACCGGCGTTAAGATGCCGTTACCCCTGTGTTGTGCTCCGCGCTCGTGATCAAAATCATGCACAACATGCGGGCGTCCCCACGCTGTTTCACGCGGTATACGCTCCCAGGTCATCGTTTTTGCACCACTCCACCAATCGCCAATATGGGCTTCCCGGATATGGTAAAACGTAGGAGCGCCGTCAGCGTCTATCTCTACACCACCTCTGATATGCGGCATATCAAAATTCTGTTGCGGGTTACTGAGTCGGTCAGGATCTACAATCTGAACTGTTGTTGCATAATGCCCACGTCCAGGACCAAGCCTATCCGGTCGATATTGCAGAATAGCCAGTGCATCCCCGTCTAACAGTTTATGCCTGAACGCAAGCCGTAACATCTGGGAAACAGTTTGCTGACGCTCCACGTCACAATAACGACCGGGATCATTGGCCCAACTACGCCAGTGAGCTTCTACGACTTTGCCGTATTCGTCCGCCCATGTTGCATCAAAAGCTTTATTGCCGGTCACCAGTGCCAGCATCCGATAATCAGGTTTGATAATGGGACGGAAATTAGCCCCGACTGCATTATCGAGAACCCGGGTGATCGCACCGCTGGCCCAACCGTCATTTCTAGCCAGATCACGAACACGCGAAACAATCCGGTCACGATAGATATTGATTTCGTTGTCGGGTGACCATAGTGCGGGTTGCCAGTTCGCCAATTGATCACTGGATGAATCCGCCGCGTCATAGGGCACACGACTGCCGCCGACCAGCATAGACATCTTCGGTCGGGAAGGTGGTAAAGGCTGTCCGTCCGGGCCTAAAATTCTTACTGTATTCATCAGAACCTAAACCTTACCGGGCGACGTGGCCTTGCCACGATGCCGAGTTGCGCCTGTAGCAACTGAATCAGCGCCATCAAATCAGCCATGCTTGATTGCTGATATGACACTGAGCGGGTGCCGTCTCCCTGTGTGTATGAAAACGACACTCCACGACTGCCCGCAGCGAGTTCAATGTAAGCCTGCTGCGCTTTCATCAAAGCATCTTGCAATTGCTCGCGCGTCATTGCACCGGCAAGCAAGCTAGTTTTGGAATTAAACATAGTGATCCTTATCACGAAATCGAATTACCCGCATGCCCTGAGTGCGGCATCAAGACGAAAAAGAAAATCAGATAGCTCAAGGGTCATCATTATTTCATTTGTCACTGTGGCAGTCGGATTAATATCGACAGTAGCAAGATGACCGCCAAGATCAGGAGCGTTGAGAGCAAACTTAACAAGCTGTTTAAGTAAAGCTGTATCAATCACTATTTTGTCTAGTAAAACCAGCCTGTCTATATCATCAGTACAAACAGGCTTTTGGCTTTCATCGGTAACATTAAGCTTCATATGTGGCACCTCACAACTAAGACGGCAAAAGCTGAGACATACTTTTTCGTTTCGGCTTTTCGGGTTCTTGAATAATAACGCCGGGATATTGCAAGCTGATTTTTTCCTCTGGCTCTGCGGGCGCTGGCAATAATCTGCCCGGGTTTTCTGTAATGCTGGTAACCAGTGCATTCAGTTTCAACCCCATATGCAGGAGTCCGCATAATGCAGCATAACTATAAACTCTACAGTCCAGCGCCTCGTTAGCCCGGCCCGGCAATTGCTCCCACACTCGGAAGCGCTGCCCGCCTGACTCTTTTAATACGGAGCGCTCTGCCAAAAGTTGACTGAAATAATTCAGGTCCCTATCTGCCGGGAAATGCATATAACTGGCTGATGCTTCACCGGGTGGCGGGGGATCGATATGTAACCGGCCACGGATAGTATCTTTTGCCGCATTAACACCGAGAATAATGGGCTTGAAACTTGACTTGGTACGCGGTGTAGGTTTTTTGGTCGGCCAGACAGGGGAACGCTTACCGCCGCGTGCTGATTCACCCTTGATGGCCCATATCCGGCGACCAATTCTGGCTTTTGAGAATTCGTAAACTTGCTGCGTGTGGTGTCCGCCAGAGTCCATGCACGCCGCCATAATCGTAAAACCGCGCCCGTCAGCACGCCGCCATACCTGTTTCAGGTACATATCAAGACGCTTCCACGGCTCATCGGTTTCCAGATCACCTTCAATGACATCATAAGCAATTGACCAGCTTTCTTCATTGCGGCCCCACCCGACAATTTCAATTTCGAATCTGTCATCTTGGGTATCAATACCCGCCGTCAAAACAGCCACGCCATCCGGCACCTCAGCAGCAAAGACTTCACAACGTTCAAGCAGTTTTCTTTCACTCAATGCCTTCTCTCCGCGGTCTTCATAAGGTTCACCCAGCACAAGGTTAATAAATGTCTGGCGCATCAAGGGGTCATTTTTCACCCTCAGCCATTCAGCAACTAAGTATTTCCACGCGGCATTGGGGAATAAGCTGTAACCCGCCCAAATATGAAAACCGGCATGGCCTTTAAATGGCTTTGTCGCTCGCCACTCTCCGCGCTTCACAATGCCGGGTTTTTCGTTGTGATGGATCATGCAACCGTTATGACGACAAACATAGTAAGCGGTATCCGGCAAACCATTGCCGTTTTCGTCCTTGTCCCACTTGATCCCATATGGCGTATCGGGACCACCCCACTCTAATATTTGATATTCGCCGCAGTGAGGGCATGGGACATAGTAATAACGCTGGTCACTATCGCCGAACGACTTTTCAATGCGGCTAGTTCCTTTTACTGTCGGGGTTGAACCCAATACGATTTTGCGGTTCCAAAATGTTTCAGAACGCTTTGTACCCAGTGCTATCTGATCACCTTCAACCCCAGCACCGCCAGACGGGTACCCATCCACTTCATCAAACAAGATAATCCGGCAAGTAATACGACGAAACCCGCCCGGGCTGTTAGCTCCTACCAGTGTCAGATTGGCGCCATTCAAAAACGTCTTTTTCAGAATAGTCTGATTACTGTTTTTGGCTTTGGGGTCACCAGAGATTTCAGCCAACACTGGGGTATCACGCAGCATTGGCGCAATCTCGGTTTTACTGTAATCCTCCGCATCTTCAACACGAGGTTGCACGACCAGAATGGGAGAAGGGTCATGCGCCAGATAATAACCCACTACGTGATCGAGAATTTTGGTGTATCCGACACGCGCTGATTTCATGACTGATACATAGGTAACTGATGGGTCTGTGATAGCATCCATCATGCCGTCTTGATAAGCAAAAGATCGGAATCTTCCCGTTTGTGCGCTGGTTTCTTTTGACAGTACAGCGTATTTATTGGCCCATGCACTTAGTGAAAGTGGCTCAGGAGGCCGGATATCAGAACGACGTTTACATAACTCTTGTGTGAAATTTTGCCAAGCGGAGGCGTTAGCTTTCTCCTCGTTGTTTATTATCATCAAGGCTTAATTCCTCCATCGCCTCGTAAACCACCTCCTGTAGTGCTTGAACAAACTCAGTATCATTAGTGGTAGAAGCCAAGACACGTAGACGAGGACCATGCTCAGGGGCAATAGCGATTAAGCGAGTGCGCATTCTTGAATACTCTTGCCCGACAGCCTCAATCATGTCTTTATACGGCAGCACCTGGCCGGACTTAATTTCGTACTCTAATTGAGTAAGCAACGCGAGAAAGTTTTCTTTTAACGTCCGGGCCTCATCGAGTGTCATCGTTGCGCCATTTTCGGCGATCATCCGCTCAACAATTTTTGTCGGTGACTCCGTGCGTCCGCTGTCAGATTTGTTACCCTGGGATCTGTTACCTGACTTGTTACCCTGTTTGTTACCTGTAGTTTTTTTATCGGGCCGGGTAACAGATTTTCGATATCGTTCGACGTTAGCGTTTGACGCGTCTACATCAATGTCATCACCGTTAAGAACCAGCCAGCCGCGGGCCTTCCACTGGGTTACTGTCTTGCGGCTGACGCCGTGTAATTTTGCGAATTCTGACTGATTCATTTGTTAATGTTACCTAAATTTCAAAGACTTATAGCTAGTGAAACATCGCAGCGCGCAATGCCCCTGAAATATCAATCGCTTGGGAAGGACCCATTCAAATTAAATGAGAATAATTCTTGTTTGATTCGTCTGGCCTTATCGCTGCGATTTCATTTCATGATTTGTTCCTGTTTAAGTGAACATGGATTGCATTAACTGATGATTGTGACAGCCGGATTTATACCCGTGCTCATTGAAACTGCTTGATTTTCGCCCAAATGAGGTTCATGGTATCAGTCATGAAAATCTTCATTACCGATGAACAAAAAGCCGAACTTGAACACCTCCATCACACCTGCCGTGATAAGAGAGAGTGTGATCGCATCAAAGCGGTCCTGCTGGCCTCTGAGGGCTGGAGTTCCGTGATGATCGCTCAGGCCCTGCGTCTTCATGAAACGACCGTTAATCGTCATATCAGCGATTACCTTAATCACCGCAAACTCAAGCCCGAAAATGGCGGCTCTCAGAGCCATCTCAGCGAAACACAGACTCAGGAACTTATCGCTTATCTGACCGCGAATCTTCTGCCCACCACACAGGCGGTTATCCGCCTTGTCAAAGAAGCGTGGGATATCAGTTACACTGTTCCCGGCATGAATAAATGGCTGCACCACAATGGATTCAGTTATAAAAGACCGACCGGCGTACCACACAAGTTCAACGCGGAGCAGCAACGAACCTTTATGGAAACCTACGGGAAACTCAAACAGGAAGCCGGAGACCATGAACCCATCCTGTTCATTGATGGCGTCCATCCCACTCAGGGGACCAAACTCGCTTATGGCTGGATGCGCAAAGGGCAGAAAACCGCGGTGAAAACCACGGGAAGCCGTACCCGTCTGAACCTGATGGGGGCCCTGAATCTGGCCGATATCAGCAAAACGGTAGTACGTGAGTATGACCGTATCGACAGTTATCACATCGCCGAGTTCTTCATTGCCATCCGTGAGACCTATCCGGTCAGTCAGAAGGTTCATATTATCCTTGACGGAGCCGGTTACCACCGAAGCAGGCTGGTGAAAGACTGGGCGTTTGTGATGAATATTGAGTTGCATTATCTGCCGCCATACAGCCCGAATCTGAACCCGATAGAAAGGCTGTGGAAGGTGATGAATGAACAGGTCAGGAATAACCATTATTTCGCTTCGACGACCTTGTTCAGGCAGGCAATCCATCGTTTTTTTACGGAAATATTACCGGAACTTGCCGGGAACCTGTCGTGCCGTATTAATGACAACTTCCAGGTTCTGAATCCTGCATCTTCAAGTTAAGCGGGTATAAGATAATAATCAACGCTCGACAAGAGGCTTTCCTTTTGCTCATTCGTAATATTCTCATAGATTAAAGCAAGTCGTTTGTCAGGGCTTGTAGGGTATTCTTGTTGACTCGTTTTCTTTATTGGTTGAGTGGGGTCAAAAATATCAGCCAGCTTTAGATAACTTTCATCAGAATCACACCAAGGAACATAGAGACTTGATTCAATAACTAGATGCTCACCCTTTTTATAAACTCTAACGTAGATGTTATTTCTCAGCTTATCTTTAAATTCTTTAAAAGCATCGGTGATGGCTTTGTCAGACTGTTCCCTTGATATCATTTGTCACCTCTATTAATTGCCTTTGATTGAGCGAATGACTAATTTATCATCAAAACCAATCACCATTATCTCGTTGTCATTCTCACTTACTATACCCCTCATAGCATCCATGCATTCTTTTGTTACTTCCACACTGACTTTACATTTGATGGATTTACTCAGTCGCTTATGCAACTCACGCACCATCACACAGGATAAAGATTTATGAGCATCAAATCCGCTTAGTTCTGATTTCAGTTGATTAATGATATTTTCAACTTCTTCTTGTGTGGGTAGTGTTACTGTTGGAATCAATTCATACTTCATTACAACCTCACTTAGCTGTTTTGATGGCTTCATCTAGAGCCTGGCTTATAGCTTGTGGCATTAATGCATCAGCCATCTTTCTTGCGCGTTCCTGATAACCCAATATAGGAGCAACAGGTAAAGCATCGCCGAAGCGGATTAACAATTTTGGTGGGCGCTGCTTTTTCCTCTCTCTGCGGGTGCCGTTGGGTGAGCGCTTTAACCGCTTTTTGCCCTTCTTGCCCTTTCTGGCTTTCTTACGTTGCCATACGCCATTGACACTATTATGTTCGCTGGTTGTTACTTCTCCGATAAATACATCAGGCTTGGCCTTTAATTGTTTGAGCTTATTACGGGGTAAGTTGCCATATTTGTTTAATTTAATGTTCTTCGGATTTAATAACGCACTGCTATTAAGTTTATGTACCCCGCCAATTTCAAAGGGTGTGAGATAACTTGCGGCTATATCACGAACAAAGACTTTCGCTTTCAGATTGCTTTTGCTTGCACCGACTGAACCAACAGACTTAACAGTAAAAGGGGTTGGATTATCTAACTTACGCTCTATCGCCTTCTTTTCAGCTTGTTCAATCTGACGTGCAACTTTTGTTAATGCCTGAGCGGTAGCAAATGGGACTTGCTTCTTTATTTGAGCCAGTTTATTAGACAGTTCTTTTAATCCTGCCATCAGATCAACCTATGTAAGTAATGGAACGGATTCATGTTGTAACTCTGCACAGAACAACCCAATCGCAAGATGAGCCTCCCCGTTCGGGTAATCAGCCAGCATCTTACGAATTACCTTTTTACAAATACTGACGTTTTCTTGCTGCTGTTCTGGCAATGAAGCAATCACGCCCTTGAACATCAGTATTGTTTGTTCATCTTGTGTCATCGTGCTATTTCCTCTGATTACTGAAGCTCAGTTTTGAACTGACATAAAATAAAAAGGCCGCTTAGCGACCTGTTATCTGATTACATGCCTGCTTTGATAACCCACTCAGGCGGCGCGGGTTTCCTGCTTTCCACAGTCAAGAAAAATTGATAATTTGGTCATTCCACAGTCAAATCAGGAATAAGAAAAATGGCAAATTTCACCGTTAGAGTTGAATTACATGATGCAAACTCTAAGGATTATGAGAAATTACATGAAAAAATGGAAAATGCTGGGTTTGAGCGCACTATTACCACCACAAGTGGCAAGATCTATCATTTGCCAGATGCGGAATATTCAATCACCAGTGATAAATCCACAGATGAAATTAAGGATCTGGCTCGTGATACAGCAAAGAAAGTAAAATCTAATCCAGCTATTCTTGTCACTAAATCAAGCGGAACCAGAAGATGGTCTGGTTTGGATGAAGGTTAATCCTCGGCTTCAACTTCATCGTCCCCATAGCCTCGCCTTGGGTTCTCTGTCTCAAGAGCAATAAAGCTATCTCTAATATTCCGGGCGATATATTTCGCCCTATCGTTATCGATATAGCGTCGAGATTCCATTTCTATATTTAGTGCATTTATCAGAGCTTCACGGGCTGCGACTTGTGATTCGATTGTTAAATCTTCAAATTTCATTGTTAACCTCACTGAACCATTTCCAAATCGGAAACAGTTGGAATTAGAACTTTATGCTTTTCGGTTTGATAAATCCCCGGTATTTTAAATACCGTGTCGGATTGAATAACTACTATCGAGCACTCTATTAGCAGAATGCTCTGAATGAGTTACTTTGACGGCTTACCAGAGCTGTATTTACTCGCCCACGCCTTAGCGATGTGCAAACAATCATCGTACATCTTGCCCTTTCTGCTCGCTGACGAACTGCGACGATAGTGATCGACTGCCTTATCACTTGCCATGCCTGCAATAGATGAAGAAAAGCCGAGCTTAACTAACTCGGCCTGGACGTTCTTCTCAATAAATTGTTCGTGGTTCATGTGGGTTCCCCATCGGTCAGTAGCTGATAACGCCCGCTCTCTTCTCTGACTCCAATATCCATTATTTCATCTCCGCTTTATGTTCGGGTTATTTTTCCCGGACCGGTATCAGCTAAAACAAAATCAATCATCTGGTCCGCCTCATTAACCAGCGTCTTAATTTTTGATACGTGAGCAGCCTTAACGGATTTCCATTCATTTAATCCGGTACCAAACAAACTGGCGATCCCTTTGTCTCGCTTCATGTCGGCGCATGCCTGGTTAAGTTCTTCCATCACGCTGAGTTGGCGGGGATTAACTACAATCCCTTTAGTCCAGTAGTCATAAAGAACATCATCACATTCATTTTGGTACTGAATGACTTTATCGCGGATCTCAGGCTTAACTTTGTTGGGGTAAATAGTCTGTAGCCAACCAGCTAACTTACGCAGAGACAGACAAGTCATTGATTGATTACCGCCTTTTGTGGGTATAGAGATTTCCTCTATACCTTTATTAAAGCGAGTTTTTAACTTTGTATATTGTCCCATCCAATCTAAACCCATCCCTTCGACAATGGGTTTCATCGGAACATAAGGTTCATTGTTGTATTCCACAACATAAAGCTCATCGTCATAAAAAGGGACTGTGATTGCGTTCATTTGCGTATACCTATAGAAATTAGAGCCTGCTAGCATAGAAATATCGCCCCAAGAAGATCGCCACCTATAACGACATTTCTCAGGCTCTATTTCTATAAACTCTTGGTTGGGATTAGCGCATGCTAGTGCGCGGTGAAATTCAGATACAAAAAAGCCCCGGATTAAACGAGGCTGTTACTGACACTGAGTTTTGATGTAGTCCTGCAAGTAATTGATTTTTATTCTATCGTTGATAATGCCTTCTCTGATATCGAGAACAGTTGATCCAGCTTCTCCAGTGAGTTCGACGGTGGTTGCATCGCCCACGCTGCTGCGGGAATCGGCTTCGCTCTTTGGACAGGTGGCTTTGACGAGCAACCGGCGACGACCAGCGGCAACATCACCACGAAGAGCATCAATTTCAGATTTGGCATGAGCAAGTTCCTGTGTGTGTTTCGTATCAAGCTCGTTCAACATCGTGATGTGTGAGTTCTGATAGTCGATAGTGTCTGTGAGTTGCTGGATTTCTGACTGCTGCTGCTTTGTAACATGCCGCTCTCTCTGTAACTCAGAGTGATAGTAATACGCTGTCAGTGAAATAACGATTAAGGCGAGTATCGTGTAATAGTGAGAGTTGAATTTCATGATAAAAACATCGTTTTTTCAGATGCCCTGCGAACATCTAGGCCCGGCAATACACGCCCACCAGCCTGATTCCATCTCATAAACTGATTCGCCGCGCCTTTATAGTCACCCGCATTGAGTTTCTTAAGCAATGTTGAGCGGACGAAAGCACCGGTACCACAGTTGAAGATAAAAGAGCAAAGCGCGTCGAACTGGCCTTGAGTCAGCGGGACTTTAACATTCGTCTCAATCGTGAGGTAAACCGGGGCTAAGTCATCATGCAAGAACTGAGTAGCTTGCTCATCAGTAATAACGTCACCGGGCTTGACTCCATACGTGTGACCGTAGCCGATTGTCCAAACACCCGCGGGGCAACGATATGCTGTTAAGCTGAGACCCTCATAGCCTTTCAACGCCTTAAGCCCTTTCTCACTGATTTGCATCAGATACCCCTGCTTTACGATTCAAAGCCCCACGCATCCATTGACCGAAAAAGTCAGTTCCCAGATAACCAATAATCACACTGCCGATATAAGCCAGGTCGGTACTCATATTTAAAAAGACAAGTAAATCACGAATAAACCACGCGATAAGTGCACACATCATCGCGTCAATAATTGTCTTCCAGAACTTACCGCCGTTATATCGGCCTCTGAGGTAAGCCATTGTTGCAGCCAGTGCCGCACCTAAACCTTGTTCTTTGACTGACAGCAGCCACAACCATAGCTGCATCCATATATCAGGCTGCTTGTCCATGAGTTTCATATCCACCCCCATAAAATGGGCGTCCGTGGGGTGAACTATGTTACCCCTGTGAGTTGTAGTTAATTAAAGACGCCAACCGCAACAAAGATTGGAGTGTTGAGACGTTGCGGCGGCGAAATGAAAAACCCGCCGAAGCGTCCAAGTATTCGGCTTTGACAATATCAAGCTGTTTGAGGTAACCATCCTTTGTCGCTTGCCAGATAAAGCCGGGCATATCCTCCTGAATTAAGAGCGTTTTAAGTGCTTCAATTACTTCCGAAGGATTAGATACCGCTCCGACAATTGCCATCACACTATCATAAAGTTCTGATGGAATACCGGATACAAAACCCGCAGCTAAATAGCCATCTTGCGTGTTACTAATCAGCCCCCACTTAGCAAAAATCTGCGCTTTTTTAAGGTAGTTGGATTCTGCGGCAAGCTCTTTCTCCATTAATTGCTGTTGGTGATGAGCCAGGTAATTGTAACGGAAAGTGTTCTCCGCACCGCTTGCTCCACTATAAGCACCGTCTGCTTTACCGGTAAATACCGCGCCGGCAAAACCACCGAAAGCACGGGCAATTTGCGCTTGCCGTTCCGATGTTCTCTGCCACTCTTCAGCTTTGATGATGTTATCACCCATCATGATACCAGCCAGTTCCGCAGCCAAAGCCCCCGCCATTGCACCTTTGGCATTTCCCCGGCCAATTTCAGCACTGATGCCTGCCACAACTGCGTGGCTCAACGTTTTGCCCGGTACTCCCAATACCTC